AGCGCCTTGTCCACTTCGCCATAAGCTTCCAGCATACCACAATTGTCAGTGACCTGAACGGTCTTTGACTTAGTAGGCTGAACGCCGCCGTACATCTTTCTCCAGGTCGGCGTCGGCAAACCGGAACGAATAGTCGTCCGATTACCTGTCGTCAGATTACCTTCCTGCCAAACCATGTCCATAAGAACTTCATTGGTTTGGTTCAAAATCTCCACAATATCTGCGATCTTACCATCGGGATCAGTCCTCTTGGCAAGGTCGAGAAGCGTGGGATGAGTGTCAGCAAGAGTTGCCATTTTACTTTCATCCTTTTAAGTTGCAGATGGGAACAAACGCTTGGCAGCTGCGTTAGGATCATCTTGTCCGCTAGGAGAACCGGCCTTAAAGAAATTTCCTTCCGTCAGCACGTCCGCAATCTTACCTAAAAACTTAATCATGTGGACGCTGTTGCCGGCACCTGTAGTGCCAAACAGTTCAACAAGCTTGTCATCACCAAATTCATCGACGAGCTTGTTGATATTACTAATAGTTGGCTGAAGCTTTTCTTTAAACTCAGTTTTAGCTTCATCCTTCCACGTTGTCTGCAGATCATCCCACGCCTTGCTACGAGCTTCCTCGGCCGCGTTCATGGTTTCGCTGTGCAGTGTCAGCAGGGCGTTGGCCCTATCCTTTGGCTCCATGTCGCCGTTTAGGATTTCGAGATACTTGTTGCTAAACTCTTCCTGGAGTTCAAATCCTTCCGGAATGGAAAGAGACTCGACAGTGAGAGGTTCAACTTTTACTTCTTCGGTTTTGACTTCCTCAGTCTTATTTTCTTCGACTGTTGATTTCTCTTCGGTTTTTTCCTCGGCATTGGCTGTTATTAAACTTTCTTCAGTTTTGATTTCCTCGGCTTTGGTTTCGGTTTGAGTTTCTTCATGACCTTCCGGCCCTCTCATCAACCTCCCCGTCATCCTCTCCAACGTCGTCGGCTGAATTGTCCAGCAACTTGTCACGTTCTTTACATTCATCATTACTCTCCTTCATCATGGTAAGATAACCTTCAGGGGAGACTGAGATTATCCGGTCTAAAATTCTTTGCCCGACGTTCAACTCACCGCAAGCAAACGCGGTGTTTAGTGCGTTGCCAGAATAAGGTTGATTTCCAATTCGTCCAATTTCCAGCAACCACCATAAAAACTTTCGCCCTTCCGAATCTGCAATTGCTTTGCTAACAGCTGAGTCAATCTTCGCTTCATCCTCTTTCAGCCATCGTTGTTTTAGCTTCTGTTCATTCATAACACGAACGTCCTAAGATTGCAATGAGCCATATCATTGACTGGCAAGCAATTGTTGCAATGCATTAGCTCCACCCCCAACGTCGGTTTCAGAAAGAAGCTTGGCGCCTTGAACCGCAGCAAGACTTGCTTGACCAGCTTCTGCAGCAGCATTCGCGGTTTCGGTTTCTTCAGTTTTCTCTTGAACATCTTCACGTGGGTTCATGAGCTTGGCTTGAACACCAATATCCAATCCATAACTGCGAATAACTTCATCCCAATTTGGAACAGCAAGAACTGTTTCCGCAACCTGCGGAATACCTGCAAGATTGCCGATCAAGCCAAGCCAGCGCTCTGTCGGAGCCGCGGCTATAGCTTGCTGCGCGGTCGCAAGAATGCTGACATATTGAATTTCAATGGGTTGATCTTCAAGACCTTCAGGTGCAGGAGGCAGCATATTTCTTCGGGACATAACCGAGTAGATACGATTGATCGCAGGATCGAGAGCTTCATTTTCGAACCTTTCCAGAACAGAGCCAAGAAGAACAAGTTTTTCTTCGCGACGGGCATCAATCTCTGTGGCACTACGTACGGTATCGAGTTGTGAAATCATTTGGAAAAGTTCGTTAAAAAATGTTTCACGAATGCGGACCTGAACATCGCGAATATCCGCGGTCATGTCTTGGATAGGAGCACGAACCTCGTACATCGGTTTTGCACCGATAGAGTTAGCACCGGCGACATAGGTGATGCCGTTGGGCATAAGCGCAGTTGGACGATGTTGAAGTTGAATATCCGCGACAATCGGCGGATTAATCATCTTATCCAAGCCCTGGGCTTTTCGCTTAGTTTCCAATTGTAATTGAATTACATCTGGAAGCGCGTCCATCCCCGGCGAGGTGCCGTAGCTGTCATTAGCTGTCAGTTCCCAACGCGGGAAAATTCCTGGAAGTTCATTCAACCCTTTTTGCTGCAGCACATCATCAGTGGAACAGCCTTTCTCCCAATAAGTTTCAATGAATTTAAATTTTGGAGGAAGTTGTCCTTTGTTCGGCTCGATCAAATGAACGAGTTCAGTGGAAGTAAGTTGAGCACCAGATGTGGATTTGTAATTCGACTTAACTTGTTCGCTGCAATTTTCTTCACCAAACCACTCAACAATCTGACAAGCGGTTTGACAAAATTCTCTTCCGAACATATTCACGCCGAGACGATGATCCATGCCAAGATAAAATTCACCAAGGGCCGGGTTGTAACAACGAATAACTGTTTCATCATCTTCGTAGATGAGATTTGCTGCGGAACCAAATATAACCAGATCAAGGTAAAGCACTGCCATTGAGTTGTAAAAATTACTCTCCGCCATTACCCTCATCATCAAGCGCGCAACTTCATCAGCCCATTGCGTGAACGGACCGCCCTCATCATCGAAGCCTGGGATACGGAGTTTAAACCACGGACGCGACGGCGAGGTAATGCCGTTCATCATACCAGAGGCTAAAACTCGTGCGGATTTTGTTCCCGTCGAGTCAAGAATATAAGGGTTCTTCGCATTACGGATGCGGCGCTCTTTATCCGACTGCAGCCACACATAACGTTTCGGCAGAAAATAATCTGCGAGTTCGCGCCACAGCGTCCAGAACGGGTAGCGCTCAGTTCGCATTTGCGAGATAAGCGAATTAAGCCGTTGCTTCTCTTTACTCGTAATTTTCATTTATCCGCCAATCAATGAAGTACGCTGAGTGGAAGCTTTACGTTTAAGCCCTGAAGGAGAAGTGGTGATAAGACTGCCAGGACCGCCAAAACCAAAATCGTCGAGCGGCTTCGGCACATCACGAGCTGAGTAAGCTACGTTCGCAGGCTTCGGTGGTTTAGGAGGTTTACCAAACATTTCAGTAATTCCTGGAAATAAGTGAACCGACTGGACGAGTGTAATTCTCTGTCATCAAAGATGATTGTGGCTTTGGATTGTCCTTCTTTTTATCTTTACCAAGAGCGGCACCAGCAACGAGACCAGGAATGCCCAACAATCCGGCGTTGGCAAGCTTTTTTGCAAAAGCCATTATCTTACTCCTTCATAAATGTTCTCGCGAGAGAAAGGATCATAATCAGGTGCGACAACAGGGATGAGCTGTTCTCGATCCTTTGCGGTCGGTTGATATTCTAAACTTGGATAAGCAAAAGTACACGCGAGTGCGTCGGCCACGTTCGGCGAAGGAACTCCTCGCGCCCGCATTTCCTTTTTACTTTCAAGTTGAATAGCTTCAGCTTTGTTCAAGCCATAAGTCGGTGCGGTCAGTTCATCCACCAAGGTTGTGTTTTCGCCGGTGGATATATTGTGGATGCTGCCGGTGTCCAGCCATCCTCGAAGTTGGCCCCAAATCTCAGCGCGTTTGTTCGCGTACTTCGTTCCATCGGAATAGAACTCATCAGCTTTCGAGCCGAAGTCTACTTCGATAACAGGAATTTGAAGTTGCCGAAGTCGGTCAACAACTCCGCCGCCAACACCGCCTGAGTCTACCATGCAGATTGTAGCCCCTATCCGCAAGAATGTAGCTGCAACTTTACCAGCAAATGTCATAGTGTCAAGGCCGTAGTAAATCTCTATTGGCCGGGTAACGGCATCACGGCCGCAGCGAGGGTAGATAACTGAAGCGTCATCACCGAAGCGAGCGGGATCGACGCCAAGAACGATCGCACCACCTTGCTGCAAGATTTCACGTTCCACAGCATTGTTTGCGAGTTCAAACGAAATAAAGCTTTCAGCGTCTACACGCGGAAACACTCCGCGAACACGGACGCGAACGAAATCGGAGTCCTCACCGTAGTCATCCACCCAACGCTGAAGCTGAGTTTTATTCGTAATCCGAACTGTGCGACTGTCGATCGCGTCAGTGTTCCAACGATGGGCGAAACGTCCTCCAGGGAAACACTCGCGGAACCGGCCTTTATTTCTCGTCGGATTGCCGAAAGCCATCCAGATAATCTGTGTGTACTCGTCAGTTAACGCACCCTCTGTAACTTCCCAAATCAAATCCGGTATCGCAGAGCCTTCATCAAACACAACCAAAATGCGTTTGCCTTGGTTATGCAGGCCGGCGAAAGCTTCAGTATTGCGTTCGCTCCACGGCACCATATCAATACGCCAGGTTCGTTCATGAAGCGGATCGTTAGCAAATAGAGCGGTTGCAGTTAATTTGAACAAATCGCGAGCGATGAACAGCCGATGCCATTTGCTGAGTTCAGCCCAAGTTTTCGTTTTAAGCTGGTTTTCGGTGTTTGCAGTGACGACACCTTTCGTGTCCTCAAAAGTGCTGATAGCCCAAAGGATGATCCAAGCAACGAGCGCTGATTTACCAATGCCGTGGCCACTTGCTCGTGCGATTTGCACCGCCTCCTCAATTGTAATCAATCCGTTACCGAGATCGGTAAGGACTTTAATCTGCCACTCGTCAATTTCTTTATCTTCGAGTTCAGTTCCCGCCTCGCCCCACGGAAAGGCAAAGAGCACAAATCCGTAAGGATCGTCAGAGAAATTGGCAAGTTCTTCAATTAAATCCATTTAAATATCTATCTCAAAGAAAGTGGCGAAGAGTTGTTCAACTCCGTCTTTTTCAGAAGCTGTCAACAAACGATCAATCATTAAAAGTGCGGGGCAAATAAAGCCTGCGCCGATAGTACCATCCCAAAGAGAACCCAAACAAATTTGATCTGTGCTTTGGCTTCCCGCGTTTCCAGTTGCTAAAGAACTGGTGCCGCCATCACCCCGGAACGAAATTGAGCTACTTGCTCCATTAAATTCGGAAGTTATAATATGCGTTCCAAAAGGCTTATCCCGCCCACTATCAAGAGATAAACCTGCAAATGAAATTATGTCACTTGTGCTGTTGATACTAAGCTGCCAACGTGATCCAACAGCGCTTCCGCTGTAAACAACTCTAGATGCTAGATCAAGAACAGATTGAATGGCTATAATGATAGTTCCAGGTTGTGGAACTGCGCCACCAAAGTTATAAACCATTCTATCGGAAGGAGTTCCGAAGTCGCCGACCTCGACACCGTTTAAATCTATAATTTCAGGAGTTTTAGTTGGATCACCTACGTTCATGACAAGACCGTTAACTAGCCCTGTCGCGGTGGTGAAAGGATCGTTTAAAGCATTAGCATCAGTGTTGGCGAGGTCATAACGCCAATAATCTCCAAGCTCACCGTTGGCAAACAAGTCCTCGATATTAAACGCAGACTCGGAGTAGCATTTGATAACACCAGTTATCATGGCAGCTGGAATGTCAGAATAACTGTCTGACCCTTCGCGCCGGTTCCAGAAACATCATTGTCAATACGAAGTAAATCTCCAGCCGCTACATCATCATTTGCCGCGTCGATAACTGCAGGTGTGGTTGCATCTTTGCTGTGGGTCCCGTTTGCGTCGATACTTACTTTTGTCGAAAGCATGTCAACAGCTTGAGTAACATTTGCAATCTGTGTGGTTGGGAGACCGACGCTACTTGCTGTTGTCAATGACATTTCAACTAGAACTAAATTCCAACCATCAATGGCGTCGGGAACTGTGAAGTATGCTTTGCCATCACCAGTGGTAATTGTACTTCCATTGGGATCGGAAACTTGTAGAACAAAAACCGCTTTGCCGAGATCGGAGCCAGCGAGGGCGTCAGGGGTGACAGCTTTAGTAGTACTAGAACCGGCGCTTACTTCTGCAGCGCTCGCCGAAGGGACGCTGAAATTAAGCTCAGGAGTTCCATCGGTGTAAGTTACGGTGATGAGTCCGTCATCAGTTATCATTCCTGCGACAGTATCCTGTGCAAGCTCATTTGAATATTGAGTGACAGTTCCATCGACTGTAATCGTGTCAGCAACGTCATCGACTGTGATGGTAATTCCTGTGCCAGCGACTAAAGCGGTGCCAATTGTGTCACGAATAAGCTCTTGATTAGCTGCATCGCCGAGAGCAAGAGCCGCAATATCCGCCGCGGTTGTTTGACGATTTTCTCCTGCTTGAATAATACCTACAATTTCAGGTCCAACGAGTTCGTTGGCAAGATCAAACTCTGTAACTTTCGCGCCCGCCATTTACATTCCAATCATCAGCACGGTGAACATGAAACCGAGATCGCGGAACTCGACAGGAGATTGAACCCGGCAAGCCGCGAGCGCAAAACTTACAACTGCGAGGATAAGAAAGACAAGATTAGCTGTCATAGAATTTCTCCTAGCGAACTCGCCGAGCACGAAGATAACCGTAAGCGGAAAGAGTATCGACGGTAAATGTGGCGTCGGCGATTAGATAGTAAGTTGTTGTCGCGGAAATATTAATGCGGACTGTTGGAGTGTCCGCGATTGGAGTGTCGGTAGCTCCTGGAACCACAGCAGCGGTTTTCGACTGTTTGCGCTGTTTATTATTTCCGTGAACATTTGTCGTTGTAGAGATCGATTGCGACAAACGTGTGATTGAGGTTGTAGCGGCTGGAACGAATGTAACAACTCCGAATACGTCCCAATCGCCGGGAGTTATTTCAAGCGATGTAATTGTTTTAGGCGTTCCACTGACAAGCGCAACCGCGGCCCCAACAAGAACTTCAGCCGAAAGTTCCTCACCGAGGGTTCCGGCCGCTGGCTCACCTGCAGCTATGGTTCCTTCTTTCAAGGAAAACAGCGTTCGGATAAGGTTTGCCATTGCGATTTGTTCAGGTTGTGGGCCGCTGAACGTCGCAAGCAACTGGGCCTCGGTGAGGATTTCAGCCATAGGTTATTCCTCTACAGGTTCATCAGAACCCTGGTCGATTGCGGCAGCAACTTCGTCCGATTTATTGGAAATAGCTTCCCGCGCAGCATCGACAGCAGCTGCGGCGGCTTCTTCATCGACGTTGTTCTGTGCGAGAGCGTCAGCAACTGCATCGGCTATCAGATCAGGAACGCCATTGATGAATACCAAAGCTGAATCAAGCTTACCATTAGTATCAGCAACCTCCGCTACAAGTTCATCGAGCGAGGTTTGAAGTTTTTCATTGAGAGCCATTTTACTTAATCCTTCCAAAATCATAAGTCCATTTACTAAAATTGCTACAGCAATCGCTGCCAATCCAAGTTCCATCACATATCATCCTCCTTGCCTCCTTCAATAACCGTGAGCTTACGTAAAGCATTACGCTTACGAGCTGCTTCAAGACGGCCAGCCAAATCTACGTTTGCGTTGATGTTGAAACTCGAAGTCTGTGGTCCGTGGCCGGTTCGATCCGCGCCGAGCCTAGTAAGTTCAACAAGCTGTCCAACCGACAGCTTCTTGTCCTTAACCTCTTCAACCTGCATATCATCTTCCAGCCGCATCGACAATTCCTCAACCGCGTCCATAGCAACACCAGCAAGTCGAGAATGAAGATCACGATAAGGACGCTGAGCATCTTGTCGATAGAACTCGAGAAGTTCTTTGAACGCCGGATCGCCCTGCAAAATGCTGACGCGGCTAATGCAATAGCCCTGCAGAACCGCGGCGTCGCCCGGAGACATTCCACTGGCGAGATTGCGAGCAAGTGCATGATGGCGCTCGGTCAACCGCTTCACCGCCGAGGGCTTCGACCCCTTTTCGGCCGATAGCAGGACCAAATCGCTTGCCGCAAGCTCCCGCACAATCGCCGCCACCACAGGCTTCGCCGCTCGTCCCTTAGTCCTAAACAACTCAGTGCTAAGTTCCACGACCTCTACCTCATACAGCCCTCATCGTCCCTATCTTATCCCACAGAACCGTCCTTGGCGCAAGCAAAAAGCGCCACGCTATATGGTTGTGAGCCATATCAGTTTTTAACATATTTCGGCAGAAGGTCCAGGAAGCGCGCGCGAGGGGGTGGGTATCGGCGAAAGGTGGTCGGGCTGCAGCGGCAGAAATCGCTTGGACAACTCGGCTAGATTTATTTTCGTTGTTGCGAGTAGGGCTATTGATTTCGCAATAAGATAGGTTTACGGTCCAAGGACCGTTTCATGAAGGAGTCGCCACCATGCCTAAGACACCTATCCACACCGTTCGCTATTGTGCGAAGCAAGCCTATCAACTCGCCATGATGACGGGTAAGTACGAGTCCACCATCGCTGGTCATTTCTGTCAGGTGTATCCTAGCGATGGCCTTCGCTATGTGCGTGTTCATGGTGTGGAAAAGGCTGACGGCGATTTCCATATTGTTAACTTTCCTATTGCGAAGGGATGGATCAACCTTTGACCGCAACCCTAGCTAGCGAGGTGCGAACGCTAGCTATAGATGCGATCAAGCATCACAACGAAGGAGTCGAAAGATGAAAGTTACTTTGGAACTCGATGATCGCTACACCGTCACCATGCGGAACGGCGCAAGCGTTGAATTGGACACGGCCAAGCTTGAGCCGGTTCTGGTCAACTTGCTTGAATATGGCATTGGCCAAAAAGTGCGTGATAGCGCTAGTGCTGCTACCAAAGCGGCGGAAGCGGAAGGGAGCAAAGGCGTTCAAGCTGAAGCGCAAGCCATGATGGAAGCGTGTGTGGCTGGCCTCATGCGCGGCGAATGGTCACATCGTGGCGACGGGACGGGAGTTGACCCGCGCGTTGCAATCGCCCGTAGCATCGTGCGCCGTGCTATCAAGGAGAAGCTCGGTTCCAAGTCGCCGGATTGGGCGAAGTTCACCGGCCTTGGCGACAAAGAACAGCTTGCTAAGTTGGACGAGACGTATGCGGCCAACGCGACGTTGTTCGACCCCTTGGTCGATGCGGAAATCGCGCGTCGGGCTGAAGCGAGCAAGGCTAAGTCCAAGGCCGCTAGCAAGCTTGAAATCAATATCTAACCGTTAACCGGAGCGCGTCGTGCGATGACGCGCCGAGGACTAGCGGTTAGTGCTAGGGAAAGGGAGTCGCAATGACACACATGACATACGATCAAGCCTTACGTTGGCTTATCGACAATGATGATTGCTCTTGGTTAGATGACGATGAACCAAGCCCAAGCGTCACCGCAATCCTCGTCGCCGATATTTACAACGCGACGAACGACTCGTCATCAAACACTTAAAGGAGAAATGGTCATGTTCGCATTTATAATTCGACGCCTAGCTCACCGTCGCGCCGTTCGCGCCCACATCAAGCGGATGATCCGCGATAGCTTTGATCGGCGCTAGTACTACCATCAACCTCAAGGGCGGCCATCGTGCCGCCTTTCTTTTTGTCCGCTAGCATTGCGGCTGACGTCATGTAGCTGCGGAACCCTGGGGCTTGGCAAAAGTCGCCCGCGACCACATTGCTATGCAATCCGGGTTGGAGCCATATCGCGAGTTTCGATATGGTCCTATTCTTTGGGAATAGAGCCATACCTCAACTCTGCTTCTTTCTTTCTTTATCAGTTTTTTTTTTTTTCAAGCATTTCAGAGAAGGGGGAAAGGGGATAAGGCCATACAGCTAATCGGTATGGCTCTAATCGGAAATTGCAAGCAATGTGGGTAAAGCGATGAAACCGCTACCCCTAGCGTTCTACAGCAACGTTACGCTAGCACATACGTTAGCCGATAGTTGCACATCGCCAAAGCTCCGCAACCCGGTTTACATCATCGCGGGTTTGTGGTAGAATGGGCTATCAAGACGGAGAAATGCAAGTTTCACTTTCTTGATTGCTCTTTGAAATTATTGGAGATGACTCATCCTTGACTACTCGAGGCAAGGGCGTAAGCCACCACGTTGAAACTCACCTTCCTTAAAGGAGTCGCAAAAATGAAATGGATTATAGAGCTAGGGCCGGACGGTCCAATCGAGGAATATAGATCGCGTCAACGTGCAATGAGTGCGGTGCGGATCGCGGTTAAAAAATATCCGACCGTTCGATTGATCGAAAGCTCAACTCGGTTCGACGAATTTTTCACCTCCGAACAATTTAAGGAGTCGCAATCGTGAAACCCACATTCCGAGCCAAGTTCCTCCGCGACGGCAGCACATTTCTCCATTGTCGCCAAACCGATGTGAGGTATATCATCGCCGAGGCGGGCCGCGATTTCGCAGCTTACCGGAACGGACAACTGATCCGAACTGGTGATCGCGCCACATGTGTTGATGCAGTCGAGTCCGATGCACGTTGGGGATTGACTGCGATTAGCGGTCGCGTTCCACAGGGAGCCGAACAATGATCTGCCACGAACTTTCCGCTCTCGTCCACAACCGCACTGTCAGCGGTCTAATGGCTTCGGGCTTCAACCCCTCAGCTTTGGTATGCGGCAACCACATGGACGAGCTTCATGTCACTGATCCCACTGTCAAAGGACTCAACGATTATCGTTGGGGTAAGGAGGCTTTTCTCCTCGGGGTGGCAGTGGACATTTCACAGTATTCATCACATTTCCAACTCGGCTACGAAGATGATCTACGAACGCAAAGACCGCAAGGTCCGTGCAGAAATTCTCGCGGACAATGGCAAAGAGCTTCTCGTCAAAGCTTTCTGGCCCGCGAGCAAACAGGACGCCAGAAAATTTTTCTGCGTCGATGGAGTTGCTCGCAACGTTCTCACGTTGAAGAAGGCTGATTTCGACCACCGCTATCACGCGCTGTAGAAAGGAGGTGCATTGTTCTGGCCAGCGACCGCTCCCCTCGCTGGCCTAATCAATTCACCGAAGGAGTCAAAAATGGGAAAGGTTAATCAACTTTTTCAAGATCAACAAGAAGCTGATTTTGAAGCTTATAAATTAGCTCATCCTGAAGCAACTGAAGAAGAGGTTTGGGAAGCGATTTTCCAAGAGGGTCCCGATGAACCAGAGGATATTCTGTGATGCGAATAACCATTCCCGACGGCCAGCTTGCAATCCTCCTCCCAATCCAGCTCGCGGAGGAATTATATTCTCTTTGCAATCTCATTCGCAAGAGCAAGCGACTGCATGTTGAACCCGCAGCCCATGCTATTGCCGGCGACGTTATGCTAGCGCTGCTTGCCAGCGAAGGAATAACCATCTTATCTCGGCGAGCGAACGATGAATAACCTCTGGGCCGTTTATCATTTTCCTGAGTATTTCCGTCGTGAAATTCTCGCGGTTTTCTTCGACAGCTCCGCTGCAATTGATTTTGCTTTAACAGAGAAAAGTTATGGCAACGGTTGTTATATTGGAGAATATAGGAAAGGAGATAATTTATGACCTCACCCAACATGGTGACGGATGCGATGGCCGAGCGGTTCAAAAAACTATTCGCTGCCGCGCACGAAGCGGACGATTGCCACCAACCGCTTGAATGTGACCCACGAGACATAATCGCGCTGGAAACGGAAATGCGGCACTTCGAGGTCGCAATGCAATCATCCCAACCCACGGATGATGTGGAACGGGTAGCGCAGGCGATTGAGAAGATCATCGACGACTATCCGATGATTGACGCCTCGCAATCCCAAATTCGCAAGATCAGGGCCGAGAAAATCGCCCGCGCAGCAATCGCCGCCCTATCAGGAGGCCAAGTAGAATGAGACTTAAGCGCTTTGATGCAGCTAAATATATGGCGACTGCCGATGAGCAGAAGCGTGCGTTAGTTGCTGCCTATTCAACAGGGGAACCGAGAACAATTGACGCCGCATTGGCCGCAGTTCTACGCGCCCGCGCCAGTCAGGAGGCTAAGTAGATGGCTGACACCCTCAAACCCGCGATTAAGGAAGCTGTTAGGCCGATTATTCGTGGCTGCGTTGATCCGTGGACCAAAGACGATTTTGCACTATGGGTCGATGGAGTTGCGGATAGTATTGCTGAGGCCGCTATCGTCGCCATGAACGCAGCCCGCACGATAGATGATGCACCTGATGCATGGGATGATGTGATGATTGATGCGCTTCGAGATGAAATCCAAACCTGCTTGGATCGTCTGCCTGACTATGCCCGCGAGGTAAATCTAAAGCCGCTCGAAGTTCGGGGCATCGAATATGCGTGGAGTTATGTCTTAGGATCAATCGACGACCGCAAGGAGGCCGCCGCCCTCTCATCCCAACCAACCCAAGATGGTGAGGCGATGCGCTCAGACTTTCGGCTAATACGAGAAAAATGTGCTGAAGGGGCCGACTATGCCGACATCGCCGCGATCTGTGACGCAGCCCTTTCACCCAAGGAGCCGGACAATGCTGATTAACTACGATCCTGACGAATGGAAAACAGTCAGTGAGTTTCACACTTGCGCATACCACAAACAGCATCCGCACGACATTGCTTATGCTGGCTGCTGTTGCTCGGCAAGCATAGGACAAGTACGGCGCGATCCTACTGAGGTTGCAAAGATCAAAGCTGATCGTCGTCGAGCAGAGGACGATGAAATTCTCCGCAAGGCTGAGGCCATAAAGATCACGCGAGGCCACTATGACCAATAAACCAAGCTCAACTAGGCGCGATTGGGAAAAGCAGCCGCTCACGACTTCCGAGCATATCGCGGCGGATATTCGGGCGGAGCGTTTTCCGAAGAAGTCCGACCCGGCAACGGCGATGGCCGAAATAGACGAAGCCCGCCCTGTAGGGGATGATGAACTGGTTGCGGTCACACATGCAAGCGACTGCTCGCTTCACAATGCGCCCGCGCTTCCTGTCGGGCCATGCGATTGCGGCGGCATTGATGAGCAATCGGAAACCGAAGCCCTGCGCTCCGAATGTGAGACACTCAGAACCGAGCGCAATTATTGGCGTGAGCAATTCATTGGTAAAACAGTGGGCAACGCGATTTCGAGAGAGGTCGGTGTGCGCCAGCTTTCGGCATTGCCTCGGCAACTGCGCGACCTCGACCCAATCAACGAGCCGGAGACAACAAAGCAAATCGGACGGGAGGCAGCCGACAGCATCACCGACCTACAGACAAGGCTAGAGAGATATAGGGAAGCGCTGCGCCCATTTGCCGAGTTCGCAGACAAAATCAAAGATGCGGTTCCCGATGCCGTCAACGTGTTTTGCCAAGAGCCTCTAGTGAAGCCCGGCACATTCAACAGCGTCGGCCATGTGTTGCATTTTCGGCTCGCCCGCAAAGCCCTTGGCGATAGTGATGATGGAGAATAAAATTGACTGAAGCAACAAAATCTATCCCCGCCCCTCTCGATGCGTTCGAGACCGCCAAACCTGATGAACCAATTTGGACAGTCCAAGGCGGCGATCCACTTGGCGCCCCTCTCCTTCGTCTTTGGGCCGTTTTCGCTCGCATTCAAGCCGGACGAATAACCCCGAACTGCACAAACTTTATCTTCGAGGAATTATTAAAGGCATCGCAGCGTTTTCGAGTCGATACTGAAGATGCAGAGAACAACCTCCTCGCCCGCGCCTATGAAACAGAGCAGATCTCATGGCAGATGGACGACTATTTTCGCGGCTTGACAGTTGAGGAAATTTTCAAGCCAAAAGATATTGACGATTTCGCTAAGCTCGATATTCATGATCTTCGCCGACGCTGTGCAAATCTTATCTCCCAGTTTTTCAGCGAACTAAACGACTATCGCGAAGAACTCCGTAAGCGTGAATGGGTGGATGATACGCTGGATGATTTGATTGAAAAAGCTGTTTTTGATCTTCGAGTCATTATGGCCGGAATTGAAATTAGGAGGGAAAGATGAAATCTTACCGCGATTATTTGAACGATAAGGGCGTTCCCGAAGGTCCCTGGATTGTGGATGAAAAAGGCCAGCCACTCAACAAACCGAAGGTCGTCCAGCTACGCAAGGCTGTGGACAAATCGCGCCGAGTATGATATGCTTTGCATTACAAAATAAGGAGTCGCAT